CCGGTCTTTCTGACTGTCCAAAAGTATGAGTCCCGGCGGGCCCCCTACCTCCTCTGGACGAAAAACACCCCACGTTGTGATTGCGCTAAAGTCGGCAGTCTCGCGTTTCGAGAACGCCGTATCGTAACTCTGTATCACATATTCAAGATTTGGAATCCGGTCCTGCTCCCACCTCTTCCACCACTGACGCGGGATGATCGCGTTCTCTTCACCCGTCGGGTTTTGCTGATACTGCGCGTTCCACTTGCTCGGGGGAATAGATGCGCGGACCGCGGTGAGATCATCAAGAGACCAGAACTCTGGCCAACAGGGGGTCCCGTCATCAAAAATGGCGGGCAGTTCCACAACCTCCCATTGGTCGGCAAGAGGGTCTTTAGCCATTGCTCGGAGAAGTTGCCCTGTCATATCCTTCTCGGACCACCGGGTCTGAACCAGAACTATTGATCCTCCCGGCTGGAGTCTTTGTCGGGGGCCCCCTGTGTACCAATCCCATGCATCCTCAAATCCGCTATTAGACATCGCAGTTTGCTCAGAGTGCGGATCGTCAATAATAACAAGATCGCCGCCACGGCCAGCAAGATTGCTCCCAACCCCCACGGCATAGTACATACCACCAGAAGCAGTATCCCAGCGACCAGAGGCTTTACTGTCCGCCGCAAGTTTAACAGTTGGAAATACTTCTTTGTACTCATCGCTATCAATTAAATTTTTTGTCTTCCTGCCAAAGTTTACAGCAAGCTCGGTTGTGTGTGTAGCCTGAATGATCTTCATCTTTGGGTTTTTACCCATCATCCATGCCGGAAACAAAAACGAAGCAAACTCCGATTTAGTGTGTCTCGGGGCCATGTTGATAATAAGTCGCTTTAGTTCACCTTTTGCGACCCTTTCTAACTTTTCGGCAATAATTTTATGGTGCCTGCCCGCAATGAACTCCGGCCACATAGATTTTACAAATACCAAAAAGTCGTTCTGAGAAGCTTCATTTTTCTCGATCTGGGCGAGTCGCAGGCGAAGCTTTGCTTCCTGTTCTGATACATCCATAGGGGGCCCCTGAAGACTGCTAATAATACGACAAATATGCACATTTTTTCGACAGTTAACAAGATCAATGTTTCACGTGAAACATTCATATCGTTTTTTACATGATTATTTGTGAAAAACATGGCCCTTGCCCCCGTCTGGCTGCGCTGCGCCCGTGTGCCGCGGATCGCGGTTTTCTGCCATTTTTCCGTGTTTTTTTGACCCGATACCGGAATCCTAGTTTTTAAGCCCGCGCCCCGCGTTGCCCGCCCCGTTGCCCGCCGCCCGGCATCCGGCAACCGTGAACCGACGCCCGCCGCCCGGCATTTAATGACCGCCGCCCGGGAAACACGAACCGCGGTTTTTTTTAAAATTTCCGGAAAACATTTTTCCCAGATACTGGTATTTTTTCCGCCGTACGTTTTAGACAAGCCCCGCCACGCCGCCCGCGGCTTGATTAACTCTAATAAACGCAATATAAAGCCCGACAAGCGGGCATAGAAAAACCCCGCTAGGTATACAGCCTAGCGGGGCGTTGTGGGCGTTGTGGGGGCTTTAAATCGCTTTAAAACGTAAACCCTATATAAACGGGCGTTTTTTCCGATAAGAATATTTCGGCGTTCATATCGTCGTATTTGGAAAGCGAATAATAAGCGGGCTTGCCCCGCTTGGCACGTTCCCGAAAATTAACAACATAGACAATTTTAGAATTGACCGCCCGCTTTATTAAATCGCCCGCGCCCATATTGCCAAGCGCAATTTCCCGAACAACGTCGCCGTCGTTAGTTTGAAAAAATCTGGTTCTTTTAAGCATGATTTTAATTCCCATATAAAGTTAATGAAGCCCATTTATCGCATATATTCGCATAAAAGAAAAGCCCCGCATTTAAACGGGGCTTATTCGGGGCAAGCGGGGCGGGTTTATTCTTTGCCGATATCGCCCGCGACGTGATGCCGCAAAACAGAACGCGGGGGCAATGTTTTAACGAAAGCCCGCAACCGTTCCGCGTCGGTTTTCCCGTCGTCGTCGGCGTCGCTAGTATCGCGCCAGTGAATAGCAACACGCCCGCCGTCGGCATAGCACCCGCCCGCGTCGTCGGGGTTGCCCGCTTTCTTTTTGCCCGCCCCGTGCGCGGTAAACATAACGAAAAAATCACGATTTAAACGGGCGCATAATGGGGCTTTATCCCCGCCGCAATTAACGCAACCGACGCCCGACAAATATTCGGCGGGGCATCGCACGCCGCGCACGCCGTCGGCGGTTGTATTTTTCGCGTTCCCGTTCGTTTTCCAAAAATCGGCGGCAACAACGGCGACGGCGGGAACGCCCGACGCAATCGACGCGGCGGCGGCTTTAATCGACGCGGCGGAAAAGTTTATCACCGTTTTAAGCGGGCTTAATTTATGCGCCCAGAAAAGCGGGTTAAAATGCGAATAGGTAAACCCGTGACCGCCGCGGGGCTTGCTATCCAGAACGGCGTCTAAATATTCGGCGTCTATTTCCGACGGGGCGCAACCGCGCCCGCTTGCGTTCAATTCGCAATTAGCGGGGCAAGTGTCGTATTTGTTAGCCTTGCCCGCCCGATAGGTAACGGCGCAACCCGCCGTTTTATTCGCTTGTGATAATTTAACAGTTTTAAGCATTGTAAACCCCTATAGAAAATTTAAAACTTTCCGATTTATCGCATATATTCCCATAGTATGCAAGCCCATAAAAAAGCCCCGCTTTTTAGGGCGGGGCTTGTCGCGTTTATATGGGGCGGGTTTATGCGGCAACCGCAACCCGTTGCCAGTCGGCGGGGCGCATGGATAGCAACGCGCCGCCGCGCTGTTGCCACAAATCGACGTCGTCGGCGTCGGCTTTATGTGATACCGCCGTAACGGCGTTAATCAGCGTCGCGCGGGATAGCGGCTTTTCCCGTTCATAGCCCGCTTGGCCTATGGTATCCAAAAGCCCGTTTAAAACGTCGCCTGTTTCTTTTTTGGTTAACTTCATAACCGTACCAAGGTTTTCGACAACGGCGGCCTTGTCGGCGTCGGCGTCGATCACGTCGGCGGCGGCGGCCTTCATGCTTTCCAATACGGCGTCAAAACTATCGCGGCTTGAATAAACCCCGACAAGGTCACGGATTTTTAATTCAAGGGCGTGGTTGTCGGCGTCCTTGGCCTGATCGGAAAGCAAACCCCAGTCGTCGCTATCGCGCCCGCTTGTGATATGACTGGAACGGGTTTTATTTTGTGTTTGCATACCGTTTAAACAGGCCAGTGTCCATGCAATCTGATAAACAGAAACAGAACCCGCGCCGACTTCCGAATTTTGCAAACCGATTCCATTGGCCATAACGTCCCCGACGGCCGCGCCTTCACCAGTATGGGCTAGCGATTTAAAGCGCATGTAAAGGCGTTTATCAGTCACGGTTGCATTAACGACTTGAAACTGGGCGGGGCTATCCACTAATTGGGGCAATGCAGACTGTAACAAGTTCACGTTATCAAAAGTTTTAAACTTGTCAGAAACAAAAGCCCGCAATTTACCGATACCGCCATCCGACAGGGCAAGCCCCTCATAGGAACGCAACATACGAACCGACGGTTCTTTTTGCCAGATAGCATTGATCAGGCCGTCGAATTGATCAGCATAGCCCGCTTGAAGGCGGCGGGCGGTTCTAACGTCAATCCCCGCATTAGCCGCGATTTGATTAAACGATACGTCGTTTACGTCCAGAACGGTTGTCGGAACGCCGCCCCGCTGTTCGATAACGACTTGTGGCGCACCGTCAATATTGGTTGTTTTCTGCAAGTCATTAGTCGGAACAATATAATCCGCTTGCCTTGCGGCGTCGTCGCGTACCTTTTCCAACAAACGTGACAGAGTGTTTTGAGTGTTTTCGATTGAATTTTTCATTTTACTATTTCCCGTAGTTTTTGGGGCTAGGCCGACGCCCCGTTTAAAAAAGCCTATGGGGGTTATCTCATATTATCTGATCCCGTGCAAGCGGAAATTTTAAAAAATACTGTACGGGGCAAAAATAAACCCCGCCGGATTATGGCGGGGCTTGTTTAGGTTATCGACGGCGGCGTCGGGTTCGGGGCTTGCGGGCGTGTCTTTGCCAGTCTTCCCCGTACATGAGGCGGGCTATCCAATTTAATAAGAACATTATTCCTGCAACCCCCAGTCTACGTCGTGAATATAAACGGGCTTCGCCGTTAACATTTCCCGCAACCGCTCTTCGGCTTCGCGTCGGGTATCAAAAGTTTCCCCCGTAGGGTATATTTCCCATTCACCTACGCCGTTAGAACACTTTACAATTTCCAATTTTTCAGTCATGCCGCCACCTCATAATCATCAGTAAAGGTTGCGTTTAGCATTTCCAATATATCATCAGGCAAAAATAAATGCGGGTCAGTATATCCGATAAATGAGTCCGATATATCAGTCACACCATTTTTAGTCATTCGGGCAACTGTTTCCGCATTCCATGAATCGCGTAAATCATCAAACAAAATGGACTTGCCATCTTTTTCAATATCCATAATCAGATAATTGTGACAGCCCCAACCGTCCGGCACGGTTTTATAGCCAAGGGCATCTATCGCGTGACAAACAATGTTAGTCCCGTTCCACCCGTCACCATCTTTAAAACCAAACTTTGAAAAGGCGTCTTCCCATTCCCATTCAACAACTGTTCTAGGCATCGTTTTTACTCCCGTGGTTAATTAACGATAACCCATATATATGCGACTATTTAGGACTTATCAAGTCAAAAATACTTTCCCATTGAAACGGTTGTTCACATTGGAATATCGGTTCAACCGCTTCAAGCCCGTCCATCTTTAAATCGACGGCGGCGTTAGCCGGATACAAAAAGCATTTAGCGGGTTCTGTCGGGCTTTTCTGTTGCTTTATCAAAATCCAACAACTGGCATGGCTATGCCGCGATAACCATGCAACTTGTGACGGTTGCAGGGTGACGGCGTTGCCCGTTAAAAATTTTAGTTCGACAAAGTGAAAGTCACCGCTCTCATCGCAAATCATTAAGTCGGGGATACCTGCCCCCACCCAGTTTTCAATCCTCGTCAGAAGAAATTTCCGGCTCGATCTCTGCGTCGCTTCCTTCACCTGCTTGTAAAAGCCTGCCTCGCGCTTTGTTGCGATTGCTGGCATTCTCGTTTTCTTCTGTCGGGGTGACGTCGATTGTGATCGGGGCATAACTATTCTTTATCTCCTCTAATGCTTTCAAAACGTCTTCTTTGCTCATGCTATCGATTGATCCATGACGGATTTCAGATTTGCTGACATAGATATCGCCTTGCGCTTGCCCCCGTCTATACTCCGCTTGTACGGCGGCGGAATAAGCCCCGTTTTCCAAAGCAACATCCCGTATAGTTTGTAAGTCCCGAAGATGCCTTTGATATGTTACCCCGTATTTCTCGTCGAGTTCCCGACGATAAGACTGTATCGCCGCAACAACATGTGGTGAGATATTAGGGTTTGTTAATTCATAAGCCCTTGCATGAGCAGACCCCGCGGCATAACCCGCGTTGATGGCGGCTTCTCTCAAAGTTATCTGCCCGTCTTTGCTCACCAGTTCTTTTACAAAGAGTTCCTGTTTGCGGGTCAGGGGTTGTTCCGCCGTGGCTTTTTTCCTGCCCCGCGTTTCAGTTTTAACAACAGCCTGTTTTGCCATAATCTATCCTCAGTTAAAAAGGTTTACTTACCCAATATATACACAGGATACGCTATATAGAACAGAAAAAAGAAAAAAAGAAAAAACAAATTTAGAACCCCTTAAGGCCGATTTCCTGTTACATTTTTGTACTTTAAGGTGTAACAGAAAACGTAACAGAAAAAACCTATATATATAAACTACTTATCGTTACTGTTACGTGTGTTACGTGTGTTACGTGGTAAAAACACTAAAATTTATTTTTCTTATTTTTGCTCCTATATAAGGGAAACGCGTTACAAAACAAAAAAAGGGGTGACCCGAAGATCACCCCTGACTACGAAAGGTGTTTTTATTTTACTACAACCCGAACCATTGGCAAAGTGTTTTTGCGGGTTGGTATTTATCGTATGCCCAGACGATTATTGCGACTAGGACAAAGCATGTTGCGGTTGCCACTTTACTCTGTTCCATTTTCCTGCATCCTTTTCGAGTTGTTGTTCGATGATGGGGTGGGACACTGAGCCGCGAAGCCCGATGGACAGGCAATGCTGATAATATTTTGCCTCTGCCTTCCAGTAATCGGCGTTCTGGCCATTCCAGTCTGCCTCATCTGCGTAGTATTTGCAAATTTTGTACATTGACTGATACGTGAGCCCTGACCCGTGAGCCGCGGACATAATTTCGTTATTCATTTATCAATCTCCTTTTTGGGTTTAGCGCGGCCTCGATGTCCCATCCTGCGGACAGTCTGGAGCAGACCGTTTTAAAGTTTTGCTCAAAGTCTTTTGCCGCGTCGGTCAGGCATCGGTATGTTTTTCCGAATGCGGTTACTGTTTTGAGCGGTTTTGTGTATGGTTTTTTTCTTTCAACCAGACCAAGGGCTTCTTCCATGCTCCACCCGTAGCGGTTTCTAGCGTCAAAGGTATCGACGGAAACCCCATACGCCAGACATAATGCGGATCGGCTTTCGTACCGTGAGCCGCGGAACGTGATTGGTTTAGATTGGGGGGATTTTCTTACGGGCGGGGCATCAATGCCCACGGCTTGCCTTGGTGTCCAACCGCTGACGGTTAGTCTGGCTCGAATAGTTTTTGCGGGGATATTGAAGTCATCTTCCAGTTGACTGCAACCGTAGTAGGTTTTCCCGTTGATTTTATATTTTTTTCCCGTG